GCGACCAAGGCGTCGACCTCGCGGCCGATGCGGCTGGCGCGCTCGGTGTCACGCTCGCGGCGGAGCGTGTCGAGCTGCGCCTGCATCTGGACGATCGTCGGGTCCGTGGCAGCAGCGGGAGCAGCGGGAGTCGGGGCAGGTTGCGCGGGCGGCTGGGTGGCAGCCTGCGGGGTGTTGGTGGATCCAGCGGCGGGAGTGCCGGTGCCAGCGGAGGCCCGGGCGAGCGTGGAGTCGAGGAGCGCCTGAAGCTGCGCGTCGGTGGCGTTCTCGGGAACGTTGACGCCGTGCCGCTTCAGGAGCGCGAGCAGTTGGTCGCGATTCATGATGGGATTGTCGTTGACCCCGGAAACCGACCGGGCACGGGAGGCGTTCAGCACTGCGACGCGGACGGCCTCGGGTGCCGCGTTCAGGATTTCGTGGGAGATTGAGTTGGACACCACGTCGTCGGTGGCGTCGGTGGCGAACCCGAGGGAAACCGCAGTCTCCCCGGTCATCCACGTTTCCGCGTCCATCAGGGCGAGGATTTCCGCCTTGGGCTTCTTGGTCCGCTCGACGTAGACGTTCGCGATGGCGTCGCCGTGGATGCGGAGCATGTCCGCCGCCTTGCGCATGGTGTGCTCGTCGCCGGTCACGCGAGACCAAGGGTTGTGAACCATCATCAGCGTGCCCTTGTGCATGACGGTCTTGGAGCCTGCCAAGGCGATCACGGACGCGATCGAGGCGGCAGCGCCGTCAACGATAACCGTCACGTCCTTCCGGCGTTCCGCTAGAGCGGTGTAAATCGCAAGACCGTCGTGGACGCTTCCGCCGCCGGAGTTGATGCGAACCTTGATCTTGCGACCGGCCGGAACCTTCTGGAGCGCTTCGGAAAACTCCTTGGAGGCGATGCCGTCGTCCGTCCACCAGTCTTTCCCGATCTGGTCGTGGATCAGGATCGTGTGCTCATCGGCGGATGCGGAAATGTTGAACCACGGGCGAACAGGCGCGGAGCCTCCACGGCCCTGGGCGATGGTGTTGAAAACTTGGGTGGCGTTGCTCATGCGGCGAGTTGTCGGGGTTGCTGGGTGGGTGTCGCTGCGCGTTGCGCTGCGCTCTCGTAGGCCTTGCTGGCGATCTCGTATGAGGCGACGCCAGTGTCGGAGGCAAGCTGCTTGATGAAGGCGGCTTCCGCGGCGGATTGGCGCATCACGTTCCGCCAGTCCTCACCCATCGGCGCACAGATGGATTCCATAGTGCGGATGCCAGCCTTGAGTTCCGCGATGACGGCGGCGGAGTCATACCCCACGTCCACCTTCACAGACCGCGGGGCGCGAACGGTGCAGCGGAGGAAATCGGGCGGCGGGGTGCGCAGCGTGCGGACGTTCTCGACGGCCCATTGCAACCACCACTGGTAGACCTCGACCACCTTCCCCTGCATCACGGAGGAGCGGGAACGGAACCACGCGTCGCAGACGTCGAGGTCGGCCCGAACCACCGTGCCCTGCATGGAGTGGGGGAACACGAGGAGCTTGGACATGCCCACGCCAACGCAGATTTTCGCGATGATGTGGTCCCAGAAGTTTTGCACGGCCACGCTCGGGCGTTGGCTGACGAACTCCTCGACGGAATCGCCGTGGAACGCGACCACCGTGCGGCCTGGGATTGACTTGCTGTAAAACTCCTGGCGTTGCTCTGTGGTCGCCTCGCCCTGCGAATTGATGCCTTCGCCGGTGAACTTCGACCGGGTCATCTCTTCGAACTGACCCGGGGTCAACTCGCCGGACTCGGTCTTGATGATGGTCGTCTTTTCCGCGGCGGTCTTCGCCGCGGCCATCTCGTAGATGCCGAGGTCGTCGAGGTCGTGAACGTCGTTCAGGACAGGGTAGAGGAACGACAGCCCGCGAAGCTGGCCGATGCGCGAAGGCTCCCAGATGTGGACGAGGTCCTTGGTCGCCTTCAGTTCGTGGACGGCGTTGACGGCTCCCGGGATCGCGGTGTCCACGTAGAACCCAACCGGACGACCGAAGGCATCCAGCGCCACACCGTCATGGACCCGCGTGTTGCGCGGATCGTGCGGCGAGGAAACTCGGTGGGTCTCGATCAGTTGGAGCCTGGGTTCCGCCGGGGCTCCCATGTTCGAGGTCTTCAACGCGAACGCCTCGCCGTCGATGAACCATGCGCGGGCCAGAAGGCTCTGCATGGACTGGAACGAGAGTTGCCCGTTGAAGTCGCACCGTGCGCACCACGCGGAGAACTCGGCGGCGGCGGCTTGGTTGAACGTCTCGTCCGATGACGACGGGATCACCGTCAGGCCGTTCGCTCCGACCGTGTACTGTTCGAACAGGTCAGCCAGCCGATTGACGATCGCGTTGTTGGCCTCGAAGTACCTGGCCTTGCGGGCGATTTCCTCGCGGCTCGTGCGGTCAGCGTCGAGGCGGGCGTCGCGAAGGTGTGCGTGGATGACTGACCGGCGACCGGTGTTGGCCCAGCGCTTCCCGGCCTCGTACATGGCCTGTGGCTTCGCGATCAGCTTCCGTATGGCGGCAAGGATGTTCATGCGCACCGGAGGAGGCTGTGGTCGGTCGAGAAACTCCGGACGGCCACGAGGCGGTCCATCATCTCGGTGAAGATCAGGGCGTCGGACGCGCCAGCGGTCAGCGCGGAGACGGAAACCTCGTAGAGGTCGTAAAGTTCACCCACCACGCGCATGGCGGTCGGGGCGTCGAACGAAGACGGGAGGGCGAAAGAAACCTGTTGGCCGTTTGCCTGGGTGCCGACAAGTACCTTGCCCGTGGCAACCTCCTGAATCTGCCCACGCAGGGCAGCCTTCAGAGCGTCCTTCAGCGCGATCCGTGCGTCATCAGCATCCCACTTGATGCCTCGCAGGAAGTTGCGCTTGTCGTTGGTGCGGACGGACACGTTGCCACGTTGCGGCTTTCGTGCGCGGTGTCTATGGCCTCGGTGTTCCGTAGAGTCTCGCGGAGTCTCACGCCCTCATTTTTCGAGCGCGGAGGCGGGTTTCTGGACAGCCAGACCCGGGCTTCTGTGAGTGTCGCGGTGCCTCCCGGCATGATGAAGCCGCGGGCCTTCATGGCGAAGATATAGGACCGGGACTTCCGCAGAAGCGCGGCGAGTTCCTTGGGATTCAACAGCGGTTCACTCATGAGATTCTTCGGCGCTCGGGGTTATGTCGACGGCTCCGATCAGGCCAGCCATGTGGGCGACCATCGCCTGGTAGCAGAGGCAGACGAAAAGGTCGTTGCGGCGTTTCGGCGGACACTTCCAATGCGGGAGCATGGCTCCGTCAGGGTTCGCCTTCATCACCCGTTCCTCGGCCTGCATGTGCTTCCGGAAATCCTCCCCGACGTCTTTCGGGATCGTCGGTGGCCTGTTCGAATTCTGGAGGTGGAACAGGATCTCGCGGACACCGTGCTTGCTGTACCGGATGAACAGGGGTTCCTGTGGATGGTTCCCGAACTGCCCGCCCGCAAGGCGCACCCGGGGGTATGCTGGGCGCGCCGTTGGCATCATCTCCCAGAGCGCTTTTTCGTCGGTGTACGGCAGGCGTCGCTTCTTCTGCGGATTGAAGAACGTGCTGACGCGGTCACCCTTCAGCGCGTTGAACCCGTGCCGCGCACACAGCTTGTAGACCTCGATGGTGTCGTCGCCTGAGTCCACGTAGGTCAGCCACGGGTGAACCTTGTGCTCCTCCAGAATGGCGAGGAGGTCGGAGTCCGTCAGGATCTTCCCTTCCCACACCACCAACGAACTTCCATCGCGGCCCCAGTCGACGATCAGCGCCCAGTAATGCGGGAGCTCGCCGTCCTCTGCGACGCCGCGTTGCTTGTCAACGGTTGCGACGCGCATCATGCGGTCGGCCATGCCGTCGCGGGATTTCACCACCTCTGGGGAAATCACGATCGGGCGACTGGACCCGCGATGCTCGGACTCGTCCCAGAACTTGGACTCGCGCTCCTGGAGGTAACGCATCCACGGGATCGGGTCCCCGCCTTTCATGGCCCGGAGCGCGTCGTGCTTCTCCTGGATGAGTTTCAGGAATGGGATGTAGTCGACGCTGACCGCCTCGAATGTGAACGAGCGGTGCGCACGTAGGGCCCCGGCGTTCCGCGGCGGACTGTAGCGGCTCGACATGGAGAGGGCGCGGCGTTCGCTCGGGGTGTCGCGGACGACGTACCCACAGCACGGGAATTCATACCGCACCGTCGAGGCGAGGCGGTTGTAATCGTAGGTCCCATCCTCGCGCCTGCATCCGTCGGCGTCGTATCGAAGCCCGCCGGGGGCGCCATCCTCTGGTCTGATGGTCATCGCGTGGAACACTCCGCACCCCGGGCAGCGGGTTTCCCAGTGCTCCTGAGTGCCGCTCAGGAACGCCTTGTGGAGTTGGTCGCCCTTGGTGCCCGCGTTGCTGATGTTGAGCGCGTAGGCATTCCAGAACGCGGTGCTGCGGTTGTACGCCTTCGCCAGTCGGCCAGCCTCCCACGCGTGGATCTCCTCGTTGATCTGGATCCGAATGCTGTCGCTGTCGAGATTGTCGGCGGAGAATACCCCCTGCACCGTCAGGTTCATGTGGGGGAACAGCACGATGCCGCGCTTTGCCTCGTGCCTGTCGGTAGGCCAACGAACGCGAACGGCAGGCGACGCCAGCAGGATCCTTTTGATCCGCTTGTCCCATCGCTCGAGCGCCTTCTCCGTGTTCGTCCAGTTGTACTGGGCATCCCCTCCGGGGCTTGTCGCGATCAGGTAGCAGAGCGCGATCTCCCCGGCCACGGACCCGCCGGACTGGACGGGTTTGACGAAGGTGCAGATTTGGGTCGCGCCGTCGCCCGCCGTCTCAATGACGTCCCGAGTCCATGGGGTGATGTCCGGGTCATAGGCTGCGCTGCGGGCGGAGCCGACGAGTTGGACGTTATCCCGGGCCCAGTCGCACACAGAGGTGACTGGGGCAGGAGGGATGCCGCTGCGGAAGCAGTCGGCCAGCCAGCGGGGGCTACTCATCCACGTCCTCCTTGATGTTCTCGATCTGCGCGAACTCCCGCACGAGGTCACCTTTCAACCGCTCGATCTCGGACCGGACCCGGTCGCGGATGGCGAGTTCGTCGAGGCCCTTCAGGACCGGGGGGAGTTGGTTCACGAAACGCTTGTCCAACCCAGCGAACACGGCAGCGACCCCGGTCTGCACCGCGGACTTCACGAGGTCGCGGCTGATCACTTCACCCTTCTCGCGCTCCAGCTTCAGGCGCTCACGCTTCGCCTTTGCCTCGACCAACGCGTCCGCCCAGTTGCCTACCGCGGCGTCGTCGCCCTGGGCGAACAGCCATGGGAGGAGTTCACCGAGGTAAACCTTGTTGGATCGGAATGCGGGACACCCAGACTTCTTGGCCTTCCTCAAAACAGGGACCGGGATCCCGACCGCATTGGCGCAGGACGCGATCGAATCGTAGATCGGCAGGTTCGGCGCTGGCATCCGAGGACGCCCGACCGGGCGTTTGGGCTCTGGTGCCGGTTTCTGCTTTTTGCGGTTTTGGGCCATATTTCAGGTGTTTTCGAGAAAGTTATCGTTCACGCGGACAGAGCGGGCCTGCGCGGAACCC